TCCACACGCGCCGCCTGCTCCAGGTAATCACTGCTCAAGCCGTCCATGCGGACCATCGCCTCGATGTACGGCTGACCCGTGGACGCCGCGACGAGCTGGCCGGCGGACACGGCCCGGACCATCGCCGCGCCCAGACCCTGCAGCCACGACGCGGACAGGTCTGCCGCGGCGAGCCGCTTCCACAGCCTCTCCATCGTGACCGTCGTCTGGATGACGGCCCGCTGTTGAGACCGGCCGTAGGCGGCGACGATGTCCGCGTGCGCCTGCGTTACAACGGCCACGTCAGCCTCCAGCAGCAGGCGCCACGTCAGGCTGCGGCTCCGGCTGGGCGGTGCTCAGCTGGTGCAGATCCATGGCCGTCATCCGGGTCAGGGCCTCGTCTTGCATGCCCCGCATCCGGTCCCGCTGCACCGCGCTGTAGCCGAGGTCTTCCCAGGCCTGCTCGGTCGGCAGGATCCCGGACGCGTGCAGCTTGACGACTGCGTCGGCCTTCTGTGCGTAGGTCGGCGTCGCCGGGTCCCGCCACACGGTCTCGAGCGTCCCGGTCCGCGGGTCGAGCTTGCCGTCCCGGACCAGCAGGACGAGCCGCATGACCCTTTCCCACGCCTCGCCGAACGCGCGCTGGCGACGCTCCGCCCGCTTCACCAGCCGGGCCTCCGACGCGCGGATTGCATCCGCTGAAGGGGGCTGGTCGGTGGCCAGGCCGAGGAACGCGGGCGGAAGGCCCGTCAGTGCGGCCACCAGCCGGGCAAGAACGTTGATCGTGTCGTGGAAGTTCGACAGCTGAGCCTCGGGGAACTGGCCGAACTTGACGGTGTCGCCCTCGTTCACCCACAGACGGCCCGCCAGCGACGACATCGCGCCGAGCGGCTGGCCGTTCTCGTCGGCGAAGTCGTCCCTGCTCATGCCCGTTGCCCACCGGCGCGGCATCGCGTGGTACTCAGCACTGACCATCATGTCCGAGGCGATCTTGCAGGCCGCATCCGAGATCGGAATCACCGAACGCAGCTCCGACGTCCCATCCAGATGGCGAAGCCGCGGCCGGTTCGCTAGCGGTACTACTAGCACCTGGCCGAGGTTGTGCTCGTCCTGGTCGACCGGGGTCCAAGTACCCTTCTGCTGCTCGAACGTGATCCGCTTGTCGGGCAGATACAGCGTCGCCCACTTCACCGGGGCAGCCCCCGCGGACGGCTCGTCCCACCGCTTAATCGCCGCCATCACCTGGCGGGTGCGAGGATCCCGCTCCGCGAAGACTTCCAGCGCGCTCTCCGCGGTGACGATCGGCGTGGACTCGTCGCCCTCGTTCGCACCGATGATCACGTAGGACCGCTTCAGCGCCAACGCATCGACGTGGGCCTGCTGCGAGCCCTCGTCCATGTCGGAGGCCTGCCACACGTCCCACAGATCATCCGCCGTGGTCTCGCTGTCCGCGTACCGGAAGCCTTCGACGTCCAGCCGCTCATCCAGCGCATCCACAACGAGTTGCGGCCAGTTGATGACCAGCTGCCGCATCCGGTCCGACAGTTCCGACTGGATCTCCGGCGCCAGATAGCTGAGCGGCTGCGTGCCCTCGTAGTACGAGTCCATCAACCGCAACTGCGGCAAGTCGTTGTCGTGCGCCGCAATCAGCCGCTTCAGCCAGGCATCCGGCTCGAGGTCGAGGGCCACAGGTCACCCCCGTCTCTTCAGCGCATCACAGTCGTCTTCCGGGAAACCTTCGGCCGGGCCTGGCCAGCTGCAATCGCGTCGCCCGCTGCCTCGTGGGCGAGGATGGACACCACGGCCATGTCGATCTTTTGATGCGGTGCGGCCTTGCGGAGCACGTACCGGTCCGCCTGGCGAGCGGCCTTCCTGGCGTGGCCTACGTGCGCTGACGTGTCCTCGCAGCCGTCGTGCGCGAACGCGTTGTCCGCCTTCGTCACGTCCGTCAGGAGCCGTTCACACGCGGCATGCATCTGCACAATGCGGTTCGTGTACCAGCGGACCACCCGCTTCTCGCCGTACTTCTCCGCCCACGTGTCGACCTCGGTCTCCCAGTAGGGCGGATCGCAATACGCGCGGACCACCGTGTAGCGGCGCATCAGTTCATCCAGCGCCGCATCGACCTCAAGGCGCGGCACCTGCCCGCCCCAATCGGTCGGGTCCCAGATCGTCGGCAGGGACAGCGAGCTGTACGTCGGGGTGAACTGGTAGCCGTCCAGGGTCTCGGCCCTCAGTCCGGTCCAGTCGTCGATGTCGCTGCCATCGAAGCCCAGGACCACCGCGGTGCCGTCCGGAACTGCGCGGGGACGGGCCCGTTCATCCCATCGATCGCGATGCAGCCACGTACCCGTACCGGCCACGATGCGATTTCCGAAGAACCTTTCCGCCTCCGCCGGCTCCTTCTCTAGGAGCTCCGCCGCCTCACCCTCGATGGCGTCGAGGTCAATGTGTGTACTGCCCGCATACACGTGGCGGTGGATCTTCCGGCGCTCCGCCTTGTTCGAGTACGACAAGCCGCCGGGGGGCAGTCGGTGGAACCGGTAGACGTCCTTGACCTTCGAATCAGCCGTGCGCTGCGCGACCGAGTTCTCCGACGGGTCCCAGCCGTTCGTCGTCTCCAGTGACCGGCCGGACATGCCCGCAAGACCACGGCGCTGCGTCGTCGCAACCTTCGTCATCTTGTTGCCCTCGGTCCAAATTCCAGTCTCGTCCTGGACCGCGAACGTGATCGGGTTGCCGAGGCGGGACTGCGCGCTGCTCGTCACAACGTCAATGCGGCCGTCGTTCGGCAAACGAACGAACTGCTCGCCGACCTTCATCAGTTCGCCCAGCGGGCCATTGCGGATCATCGCCTGGAGTGGGCGATAGACGTTGTCCGTCTGATCCTCACTCGTCGCCGTGATCTGCAACAGTGGCTTCGTCCACGGCCTGCCCATTGGCTCGCCCGGCTCGTAGACGTACATCCAGCCGCAACCGCACCCGTGCGTCCGGCAGTCGTATCGCTCGCCACCTTCGGCCCAGCCTGCGAAGAGCACCGGCCCGACCGCCTCGGCCGCAGTGATGCCGGCCGTCCACGGTCCCTTCCCACTCTTCTGCGGCGCCACAACCTGCCCGCGGCGGTAATGGAACGCCGTCGACAGCTTGCCCAGCGTTGCCTCGGGCCGGACGCGGTAGAAGTTCGCGGTCGCCCGAAGCTGCCAGTCGTACATCTCGAACGGCTGCGGCTCGCTGTCCAGGCCGCCCACCGACTCCAACCGGCAGTGCTGGGCAATCCAGTCGGGCACCACGTACAGAGTTGGGAAGTCCAGCGGCCAGGTGCCGTCGTCAGCCGCCGCCACCGGACACGGCCTTCAGGCGAGCCCGCGCCGAATTCGGGGCGATTGACGTCACCGAAGGAGCAGCGGCTCCTTGCGATGCGGTCTCCTCGGGCCGATCGACCCGCCAACGGTTCGCCCGCAGGCCAGGGGTCGTCAGCCCCAGAGAGTCGGCCATCTGCTTCACGATCGTCGTCAGCGTTACCGCCGAGTCCATTTGCTCGGCCTCGGACAGGCGGCGGACGTACAGCGCCACCTCAAGGTCTTGGCCGTACCGCTCCCACATCAGCGCTTGCGGCATCCGCCACAGGCGCTCCCACAACTCGACTTCGCGGATGCTCTGCTCGGTCAACGGCCACTCGGGCATTGCGCCCTCTCGGCCCTCCGCAGGCAGAATCGTCCACTCGCCAGCATCCCGCTCACGCCGAAGCGCAGTCGGGTCGGGGGCGGGACCAGAACGTGCCCGCGCTCCACCCTTCACCATGTCGGTCTCCTCAGTCAGCGCCATTGCGGCGCCCTTTGCCCCGGCCGGCATTGCGCGCGACCGGACATGCGTGGAGAGCCCCGAGGGGTGCTCACAGTAAGTAACCGTTATTGATCACCGATCAAGATCACGAAATCTCTGAACTTGACAAAGTGCAGCTAGCCCTCCCCGGCGGTCCGAAAAAGATCACCTGGACCCTTCCCGGGTAGGGTTCGATGGCTGCATTCAGCTACGGAGAGCGACGGTCGACTCGATCGCGACCGACGGTTAGCGGAGTTCGAGTTCGGGCCCGGGCTGGCGGCCGGCCAGGTTCCGCAGACCCTCCAGCGGCCACTGACTCCCCTTGCTCTGATTGCACGGAGCACACGCTGGTCGAAGATTCGCCAGGATGTGCGGACCGCCGACAGCCAACGGCTTCACGTGATCGACATGCTCGAAGGGGCCGCCGCACATCCAACATCCACGGAACATCGCCATCCGCTGATCCAACTGCGCATCAGTGAAGCGCAGGTGCAGTGACAGTCTCTTCCGTGCGCGTCGAACTTGAGAGCAGAGCCGCTGCCGTGCCCGCTCCCGGCGCCGCTGCTCTTCTGTCATCCGGGCGCGGAGCTCGATGCGCTTGGCTTTGGCAACGTCTCGGTGCCCTGCGTACCACTGCTTCTGACACCACGTCTTGTAGTGCCTGGCCGAACAGCAGGTGCTGTTGGTTCGGTAAGGCTGGAACGACTCGCCGCATTGCAAGCACGGGCGCATCGGGAGCTTCACCTGAGCGTCCCTGTCGCGCCATCGTTGGCCGCACGCCTGGGTGCAGAAGATCGCCTTCGTGATCAGGTGATCAATGCTGACGCCGCATCCCTGGCAAGTTCGTCCCGAGGGGCGCTTCTTCCCTGGATTCAGGCGCGCCCAGGAACGGCACTTATCCGAACACCAGCGTCGCGGGCGACTCCCGCGACTAGCGGGCAGTAGCACATCGCAGGCGAGGCACTTGTTATCGTGCTGCATGTCGGACCCCTCATCAGGTTCGGCCACGCCCCGGGAGTGTTGCTGCACTCGCCGGGG